TTTTATTAGGTTCTTGCTTCTTCTTGTTACATATATCTTGTTTTGGTTAATTAGATTAATTCCATAAACTATACTATCCCTACCTTTTGAGACTGGTAAAACCTTATGCCCGTATGTGTTAAGTTCTGCTATTGATTTAGGTTCTGCACTATCAGCATAGATATAATCATCAATATTATTGTTTTTTAAAAAATTACTAATGTCTCTGTTCAGCATTTGTTTTCTATAAAGTATTTCGTCAAAAACGTAAGCATCATCCCATTTATATAAAGCTATTAAACTTGAACTGTCTATACTATATCCAAAATCCATTCCATAACCAAGCAACCTTGCCTGTGTTGGTACTTGTTCTATCTCTTGCCAATCAGGAATACATACCCCCTCTAAACTACCTACTTCGCCAAGCCCATATACTTTCCACCAATTCCTCCAATAAGTTGAATCTTTACCCTTGTCCCTAGCTGATTCAATTTGTTTTATAATAGCTTTATTTAAAGCTTCATTGTCTTTATAGGTTAATTTAATAAAAGAAGCATCAGGAGTTCCTATTAATTCCTTATGAACCCAAAAGGTGCTTGTAGGGTTGTAATCTAAATAAATAAATTTATTTGTTCTTACTGATAATTGTTGGTATGATTCAAAGCTTATATTATTTGCTTCGTTTATAAATAAAATATCACGTCTTGCCCCTCGAAGTTTGTCAGGTTGGTCAACTGAAAAAAACTCAATGTAACTTCCATTTATAAAAGTATATTTAGAGTTTGATAGATTAAAAGATTGTGGAAAATAATTATTAGTCCATTCCATAATTTTAATAAAATCTTTTATTGCACCCCTTTTTAAATGAGGTATTGATTCTGAAACTATACTTATTTCACTTTTAGGGTTTCTAACTGCGTGATTAATTAAAAGAGGAATAATACTAAATGTTTTAGAGGAAGAAGTTCCCCCTTGTACTATTCTTATTCTAGTCGTTAACTTCAGAATTTTCCTCTGTGCTGTCGTCTTCTGGAACATTTAAATCAATTTCTTTAAATATAGGTCTTTCTTGGAAATTCATATCTTGCTCTATACGTTCTACATACCCTCTTTTTTTCCCTTTTGTTTTTAAATGAAAAATAATTGCAGTAGGGTTTTGTTCCTCTATTAATTTAAAGAGTTTACTTTCTGTAAAATCTAAAGCAACATTATTTATTTCATCTACTTTCTTTTTAAAATCTTCATCTTCTTTTAACCAATCATAAAAAGTAGTTCTACCAATTCCAACTTGCCTACAAGCAGTTGTTACTATTCCTAGATTTTTTTCTAAAGCTTCTAATATTGCTTTTTTATGCTGTTCGGTTTTGTTCATATTTTACACTATTTATTTTAATTTTTAACCCAGAATCTAGTTTTAACATCCTGTCTATTATCACTTGACAATACTTTGGGTTTAATTCCATTCCGTAGCATTTCCTTTTAAGTTGGTGTGCTGCTACCATTGTAGTACCTGTTCCTAAAAATAAATCCAATACAATATCATTTTTATTTGTGAATTTCAAAACCCACTCGGGTAAATCAATTGGGAATGTAGCTGCGTGATAATTTGAGAATTCATTGTTTCGATTTGGCTTCCCTCGATAAATATTTGGTATATTTCCTCTAAAATTAGCATTTGGAATTGCTCTTGATGGATTTTTTTCTAATGATAAAAAAAACATATATTCCCATACTGAATTGAAAACGTTTTTTGCCATTGTCGGTGCAGCGTGTTCCTTATCCCAAATCGCAACATCAATAAAGTTATCTTTAAAATTGTATAAGTATTCAATGATGGCAATTTTATTTCCTGCTAATGATTGAATATTGCAAACTAAATAATTTGAAAACATTAAAGAATTGTTTGTAAAATCAATTAACAATTTTAAATAATCATCTTTTGATTGATTGTCATTATATAAATTATATTTATTATCATCAGTATGAGTATTGCCGCTTAATTTTTCGCTTTTACCCGCATTGTAGGGCGGTGATGTAAACGAAATATTTGCCTTTTCTCCATTCATTAGCTTTGCCACTTGGTCAGCATCAGTTGAATCGCCACACAAAAGTCGATGCTCTCCTATCTCTATTAAATCGCCTAGAACAACATCAACTTGCATATTGTCTGGTTCTGTATAGTTATCTTCTTCTGCTTCTTCTTTGTTAATATCAAACTGTGGTAATTCCAAACCCCATTTATCTAATTTATCAGTATTCCATTCATTAGCTAATACATCCCAATCCCACTCACCATAACCTAAATTATCTTTTACTATAAATTCTTTCTTTTGTTCTTCTGTTAATCCTTTTGCAATTTTTATAGGTGCTTTGAACTAATTTCTTAAATTTTATTTCTTTTATTAATCGTGGATTGTCATTGTTTGGTACAATGCTATCAACGGAAACTTTTTTATACATAGTCTTATTATTAACAATAAATTAAACATTGTTTTGTTAAGACTGATTTTTTATATTGTTTGCTTTTCTTTTTTACAATCCCTTAATTTTTGTTCTGCTAATCTTAATTTAATAAGTGTTTCAGCAAATCTTTGTCTATAATATGTTTGTGGGTAATTATGTCTTTGACTTTTGTGTAATTCTCTTTTGAGTATATTATTTATTTTGTTGTAGTATTCTATGTATTTACTTCCAAACGATTTATTTTTTTCTACCCCTAAAAGCACTTCATCAAACAAATGTCTTATGCCGTGTAATACTGTTGCGTGATTTTTCTTTAGTGGTTTAGCTATTTCAGA